GGCAGGGAAAGGGAGTAAAACCTGCCGCCGCTCAAGCCCTGGCCTAGGTCATTCGTAAGAAACGGGCGGCTGGTTTTCTTTCATAGCCGCAGCCACCGCGAGAAGTTGCCACTCGGCTTTGAGCCGTTGCACTTCTTGCAACAAGTGAATCACGTAGCCGGCCAGCGTGCCGCTCGTGCCTGTGTACGCTCCCGAGAAACGTCGGGCGGCCTGCTCCATGGTGGCAAGGTGTTCGGGCGTCAGCGGTTCAGCCATTGCGGCCCTCATCGAAAAGCACAATCGCCAGCAGGCTGTATGCTGAGAGATCCAGCAGCGTGTCACGCACTCCCTCGTGGACGAGCCGGCCCGTCTTGCAGTACGTCTTCAGCCGCTGCACTTTGTCGGCCACTCTGACGAGACAGGCTCGCCACGGCTCAATGCCCACGAACTCAGCGCCCTGGCGGATGTTGGCTAGCGGGTCGCTCTCGCTCCCGTAGTCTTGGCTCTTGCTCAGGTGCAGATGCCTCAGCTCTTCGAGCAGTTCCAGAAACGGCAGCGAGCCGGGCCGCTGCTCGTGCGTGATGCCGTCGCCGGCTAGACGCTCAAGAGCCTCGTCTAGTTCGTCCTGCGTCAGGCCAGCCCGGTGCAGGTGGTGCTCGTGCAGCAGGTGCTCGATGTATGGCTCATCGACGTGTTGCGTTTCCTCTGCCTCTGCGACAGGTGGCATAGGTTCTGTATCCGCCTGCGACACGCCATACCACTCCTGATGAGGCTTGCCTGCGGCTTGGGCCTCGCGGCGGATCTGCACAGCAGAACGCAGCAACTCGTTGGCGTCTTCAATCGTGGTCGTCATTGTCGTCCCTTGGTGAGTCATGGAAAGATGCCCGCAACTCCGTATGATCTACATTCCAACGCAAGAGCATCCACCAACCGCCAAGCGGTCTTGAGCTCATGCCCTTCTCAACGGCCCAGCCGTCAGTCAAACACTCCTGCTTGTAGGCCGCACTTCGCACCAAGTGGATAGGCCGCACCCGCACGAGCCCATTAGGAGAGAGCCGTTGCCGGCTGGCCTCAATCAGCGTCCGCTGGTGGACGTGCCCGGCGTGTACGCAGTCAGCGTCCACGTCTGTGAGATAGCGGCTGTAGTCGATGACGCCGCGAGTCACCGGGCCACCTCCACCATAACCATGGTGGTACCAAAGTCGGTACAGGGCCGTGTTCGTCTTACCGGCCTTAGCCCTGAACATCACCCAGCCCGAGTAGCCTGCGGCCCGGCACTTGCTGCCTCGCACTCGCAGCTGCTCAACGAGCCGCGTGGTCAAGCACGTCTCCATGCGTTTCCGCACAGCCGTCTCGTGGTTGCCCGGCGTTATCAGCGCCATCTGCTCGCGGTACGGCTCTAGGTACTCGGCGCACTGGGTAACAATGTCGTCGTAGTAGTTGCCGCGTTGGAACTCTGGCCTTACGTCCCACTTGCCATTGGAGCGGGGATCGTACTTGCCGCCCATCGCATCGAAGTGGTCGCCAATGGAAAGCACTGCGGCGTTGAGCTCACGGGCTTTCGTGAGATCCGCCGTGAGCTTCTCGCGGTCGCACTTCACTGAGTCCCAGTGCCAGTCCGAAGAGAGCAGCACCCATAGGCGGGTGTTGAAATCAATGCGCGTGACGCTGCCATCAAGGCTTGTGACGTTCCACGGGTCTGATGCGTTCTTCCTGCGGAATGTGCCAGCGCTACGGCCCATCGCTCACCTCGCGGTATCCAAGACTCCAGAGCACGCGGGCAATATCCTTGCCCTGCTGCTCGACGTGCTCCTCAGACTGCGTTGGATTCAAGGCGTGCAGAAGTTCATGCACTAACACCTCGAGCTTCTTGCGGCCACGCATGCGAGCGTCAAGGATGATCCGTGGGTGCTTCGCCTTCTGGCTGAACGTGTACCCGTAGGCAGCACCCTTGAGCGTGGTAAAACGCAGCAGCCAACGCTCGTCGCCGTTCAGCGTGAAAACGTGATCGTCTGCCACGGCTCGCCCTTTCAAGCACCACCGTAGCGGGGGCGTCAACCGATGCCGATCTTGCGGCCCAGTTCGTTGAGCGCCGCCTGCCTCTTGGCACACCCGCAGTCACCGCCAGCCAGTTTGCTGACCCGCTCTTTGGTAATGCCGACCGCAGACAGCCCGGCAGCCACCATGTCGCCTAGGCCGGGCCTCGCTCGCGGGTACGCGGGGTGCGTCTCATCCACAGTGATGGTGTCGCCGTCCTGGCTGACGATGCAAGCCCGCACCTCCTCAAGCGTGTAGCCACGCTCGCGGCAGCGTTTATCAAGGTGGCCGAGGCGGCAGGAGATCATGGGAGTGGGTTGCACGAGTCCTGCAAACTAATAGTTCCAGTTAAAGGGCTTGCATCAATGTCGGCTGCGATTGAGTTCGCAATGCCTTCGACATAAGCAAACTGCGTCGGATAGCTTGATTTCCCGATAACACTTATTTCGGTCCATGCGGTAGTCATTGCTGGAAAAGTGCCAGACTCAGTCAAATACCTCCTGCAATCAGCCGATTGCTCAAGCACGCACGCCCGATCGCCCATACGCTCACAAGACGCCGAAACAGAAAACGATTCAACTTTTTGTATAGCGTAGATGCAAATAGAACTGATGGTGTTTATGCGGGTGTCCTTGTAGCTCACTTGTACATCCCTTACCCTGGTTAGTGTGTAAGCGCCATCTAAGCACCGCAACGTGGCTTGGTCACTTGCTGAGCACCCGAGTGTTTCAAGTTCACCAAACGTCGGCACTCTATTGTAAGTTCCGCTAGTTGACCCCGCAGACTGGGCGCTTGAGGATGACCTATTAGCCGTAGCAGTAAGGCGAGTCTCCTTACTGCTTGGGCTGCCCCACCCAGATATAAGGCTGTCGTAGGCAAAAGCAGCACTAGTTTTCAGGGTTTGCTTAAAAGACGAATTGCAATCGCATTGGCCGGAACTTGCTGACAACCCTTCAAAAGATGCCTCAACTGTGTACGCGCAAAAGTCTGGACAGGCACAAGCATCTTGACTGCACTCGCTATCGCAACACTCACACCCCGGCAGTAGCACCATCACGAGCACTCCGCAGCGATCAAGTACCACGCCGTGCCGTCCTTTGCGATCGCGCAGTTTTTGGTTGTCGCTGTTGCGGTAGTTCCGGTGATCGCCACAAAGATGTTTTGGGCGACCGCAGTATTGGGCGTTGATGTTACCCCGCGAAATGTCACGACCTTGGCAGAGTTCTTGCTCCACGTACCCGTAAACGTGCAGACGCGAAAGACTTTGCCCGCCACGCCGCCCGGCATTGGGTGGTCAAACGTCAGCCCCGGTTGGTTCCGGTCGCCGGCCTCGACGGTGCGAACCGCCTTAGCGATCCGCTGCGCCGCCGGGCGAGAGAACGACACAAACGACTTGCCAGCCGCCTGCCCTGCTCCGTTGCTTGCACCCTGCTCAGCCACGCTCAGCCCTCAACGATACTGACCACCAGCTGCGTGCCGGTTAGGTTGGACTGGGCTGCGTAGTTGCCAGCCGCCAGACGGCCTACGGCAGCCTCGCCGCCCTTTAGCGACACGCAAGGCACGAGAGCCCCTGCGGACAGCTGCCCGAAAGAAACTGCCGCTGTGGCCACCGTGGACAGGTTGCGAGCGAAGAACAGGCCAACGCTAGACATCGTGGCGGTCGTGATTGCCACAGTGCCGGCAGCGTTTGTCCCAGGGGTGAGCGTCAGCGTGTTGATGCCGCTGGCGCTGCAGTCAGCAGTGACGCCAGACGCCACCAGAGCTTGATTGAGCGAGCCCTTGGCTAACTGGGCGTTGATATTCCAGGTGAGATCAGGCATGGCTGCTCCTACTGCTGTGTTGGCGTTCCGAAATATTGCTGAAAGTTCACGGCCTTGTGCACGCGGCGAACCAGAATAGTTGGTGCCCCGCTTGAGATGGCACCTTCCGTCGTGAGCGGCTGCGGATTGCTAGACGGCACCTTGTCGCCGCTGTCGGTGTCGATGACGTAAGCCCGTTTCTTGGTGCCGCCGTCCAGGTAATTCCACCCGACGTTGGGCAGCTGGAGCGGCCACCCGTCAGGGCGATACTCCAGCGTCACCTCGACTTGCCAGTAGCGGACCTCGACTTCGTTTACCACCTCGACGGCAGGCGTGGCTGCGATGCCCGAGCACTTCCATGTGTACGGCTCAGCCCCAAGGTACGAAGACGAGTTTACGGCGTTCGTAACTGTCGTGGCCAACCCGTAGTCAAACGTCTGGCGGTTGCCGCTGATGGACGCTTGCAGCGTCGAAATATCCGCCTGCACGCCCTCAAAGAAATCCTGAGCAGAGTTCTGGAGGGGCGTAAGAACGTCGCCTTCCTCGTAGTAGTAGAGCGCCGGCACTTGCAGGCCCCCGGTGCTCCACTTCCAGATGTCTGCTCGAGCCAGCGGGTTAGGGTCTACGTTCTGCTGCTTGGGCAGTTCGTAGTCCCACGTCACTTCATAGTGCCAGCGTGAGCCGTTGTAGTTGGCGACGCCAACATTCATGGCCTTGCAGTATGACGCCTCTGGGTGGGCAGCCAGAAACGAAATGCCAGGAGCATTGGCGATTGCTGTCTGAGGAGTCGCCGGGTCGTCCACCTCTACGACGAACTTGCGCTGAAAGGTGGGAGCTTCGCCAAACTTCCGCGAAGCGGCGACGGTGGCGAGCTCGGTGTAGGAAAGGATGGCCATCAGGCGGCTGCCCCCAAGATGTCCACCTTTTCCTGCTGCAAGGCCCGAAGCTCGCCACGGATCTCGTCAAGCTTCTGGGTTTGCTTTCGGTATTCGGCAATGGCGGGATCTTCGCGGCCGGTGGCCAGGGCTAGGAACTGGGCCATGCCCTCGCTAGAGCGAACGTCGTTGGCTTTCAAGGCTTCGTTGGACTTGCCGCCAAGGGCGGCGGCACGCTCGGAAAGAATGTCGCCAATGTCGCCACGCTTCCCGGCCATCTTCTCGTCTATGGCTGCAGCCTTTTTAGACGCATCTTCCTGTCGCTTGCGTGCGTCTTCGGCGTCTTTCTTCGCCTTAGCGTCCGCAGCTGCGGCTTCCCTTGCAGCCTTATCGTCTCGTTGCTTCTGTGCCCTTGCTCGCTCACGCTCAGCACGGGCCTCTGAGTCGTTCATTCGCTCTCGGGCACGGTTGACAGCACGCCCTGCCGGGCCTTCCGGCGCGCTCTGCGAAGAGTTGCCGCCAAACACTGCGCGGCTAGCTGCTGCACCGGCGTTAGACGCGGCACCTTCCATCTCTGCAGCGTTTTGCTGAGCTTGTTTTTCGGCGTTTGCCGACAAGTCTTTGCCAAACTTCTCAAGGTCACTGGAAACCCACGAGCCGATGCCTTCAAGGAACTTGCCTAGCCCCATGGCCAACACGTTGCCAGCAATCTGAAACAGATTGAAACCTGCCCGCAAAATCTCTGCGACGGCAGTGAACACGTTGCCGGTAAACTCAAACACAGAGCCAACTTCCTGCAGAGTCACACCAAAACCATCAAACTGGGCTACGGCATTGTCAAAGATGCCAGCGAAGTAGTCCGCCACGTCTAGCAAGGCGTTGGAAATCGTGTCGGCAATGCCGCCGCCTTCGCCTCCGACGTTGTTGAACTCTTCCACGAACGCCAGCAAGTCGTTAGCCAGCGACTCAACGACAGGGGCAAGGTTGCCAACCACCTGGCCGATGATGCCGTCAAAGGTGGCCTTCACCATGTCTAGGGCGCGATTCATGCCGCCGATGGCTTCCACCTGGTCATCGCCCACGATGGCCCCTAGCCTTCGCATACGCTCTTCAACTTCGGCAAGGTTCTGATTCATCAACGGCAGCAACTCAACGCCGGCCTTGCCAAAGATTGAAACGGCGGCGGCTGCTCGCTCCGCTGGTGTTGGCAATGCCGAGATGGCGGCCTGGATGGCCTTAAACTGATCTTCCGGTGCCATTGCCTGCAGTTGCTGAAAGTCCAGCCCAAGCTTGGTAAACGCTTCGGTTTTTCCGCTTTCTGCTGCTTGGCCGATTTCCACGCCAAGCTTTTGAACGGCTCCGGTTACGTCATCAATGCCTGAGAGCTTGGCGGCCATCTGCAACGCTTGCAGCGACTCAACGCCAATGCCCGTGCGTTGTGCCAAGTCGCTCATGGCGTCCACGCCTTGGGCAACATTGGCTGCGTAACTGCCAGCCGCTCGAGCAGCCGACATAAACGCATCGGCGGCCATGCCAATGCCCTTGGCAACCACGGCCCCAATGGCGATGTTCTTGATAAGCGACAGGTCGCTGGAAGTTTTGCGGGCCTGATCGCCCAGCCGGTCCATCGCCTTGGCGGCTTGGTTGGCACCTGACACAACGCCGCCGGCGGACATGCTTGCCCGCATCGCCAGTGCCAGAGTTGTTGCCATACGTCACCGCTTCAGCTTTGAGAGTTCCGCTGCGATCTGTGCGCCAGTCATTGGCGGCCGTTCGATCGGCATGAAATCTTCTTCGTTTGGTGGCCTGCCCTTTGTGTATGGGGCCAGAGTCGCCGCCACTATTCGCCCTGTCTGCCGCCAGCCTCCGAGATCCAAAGGTGCCACGTACCTGTGCATTGCCAGCCAACCCTTGAACTCAGCTACGCTCATCGTGCGGCCAAGTTCCTCAACAGTTCGCCCCAACGTCCCGGCCAGCAGATACACAAAGGCATCCAGCGGCCGGGCTAGGAGTTTTTTCCGATGTCCTCAATCTCCTTCTCGTCTAGGTCGTTGTGCCGCTGAGCAATCTTGAAAAGCCGCGCCCCAACGGTGCCGCTCAGTCCCTTGAGTTGCTCGCTGGTGAAGAGCGGCTTTCCGTCCGCGTCAACTAGGCACTTGCACAAATACCGCGTGCGGTAATCGTCAATGCCCTCTCCCTTGGCTCGCAGGCACGCGAGTTCCCACGCCTGCAACTCGCCAAGCGGCATCGTGCGAACCCACACGTCGCACTTCCACTCAGGCACGTTGACCTTGAGAGACTGCGACTGATCAGCGGCAAGGATTTCTTCAGCAAGCCCCATTACGTTGTCGCTCCTAGTTTGAATGCCACAGAGTATTCCTGTAGCTCTCCTACACTAGCCCGCCATGCAAGCGATTGGATGATTGCAACGCCGTTCCAATACTGCTCCCCGCCTAACCCAAACTTGTACACAACAAAGTCACAAGTCTGCCCGACTAGGGAATCAGTAATCTGACTGCGTGAGCGCATGACGAAAGACGCGGTGCCGTCGTCCGTGTCTGCTGGCCGAAACTTTTTCTTGCGGACAGTAGACGTGCGAGGAGTGACCTCAACGGTGTCAGCTTGCACGCCGTCAATAGACGCACTTGTGACTTCCTCAAAGTCAATGTCTCCGAAGTCGCCACTGATGGTGACGCCGATGCCCTGCGAACTAGTTGCCACGACGGCCTCCCGTCGTTACGACTTCACCTTGAACGTAAGCGACTGCTTTACGAGCTCGCCAACGCTGTAGGCAACACTGGAGCTTGAGACGGTTGCCGTGTAGGTCGTGCTGGCAAACACAAGGTTGCCTGACGTGCCAATAGCTAACGCGGTGGCCCCGTATGCCTCGCAGCTCACCTCGTTGTCAATGAGGGCAGGTGACTGGTAGGTGCGACT